CACTCATCAATAGATGGTAAAAAGTTACCAAGGGAATCACTTGGCGCGCGATTGAAGTGGAGAAATAATAAAATAAAATGAATTGTAAAACCTGCAATATTATTTTAGAAAATAAAAAAACAAAAAGCGGAAAATGCCTTCGGTGTTACACCAAAGAAAATAAAAAGGCAAGAGCGAATACCCCAGTAGCAAAAGCAAAGCGCAGACGAAACAAGATCTTTGCCAAGTACAAAATTACTATGGCTGAATATGAGGCAATGAGTCTGAAACAATCGGGCAAGTGTGCGATTTGTTTTGCCTCGCCAGAAGATGTCCGCTACGGCGTTTTGTGCGTGGATCATTGCCATGAAACAGGAAAAGTCCGTGGTTTGCTTTGCGTCAAATGCAATACAGGTTTAGGCAGGTTTGAGGACAAACTCCAAATATTGAAAAATGCCATTCATTATTTGAAGGCGCATCAATGATTAAAGTCAAAGAGATTGTTGAAAAGTACGTTCTTGACGTTGCATCTGGCAAGATCAAAAGCAACCTATCTATGCATGGGTGGGCTGTTTTAACGTCAAAAACGCTGAAGACTTGGAAATGGTCAATAGTGCAGGACTATTACGAATTCGCCAATGATCTCAAACAGGCGACAGGCAGCAACGCTGGCAAGCCTCTTGTACTTCTCCCCTGGCAATGGGCAGTTGCTGCCCAGCTGCTCGCCGATCCAGAGTGTAAGGCGCTTCTAGTGGTGGTTGCGAGAGGCGCCGGGAAGACTGAGCTAGCGGCGTCTTTGCTCGCTTGGGCTATGCATACTGGGGGCGCATCGCAGCAGTATTACGGCGTAGCGCCCAATCTGCGAGCAAGCAGCATAGTTTTTGACCGCTTGCGAGTGATGATTAAATCTGTAGACCCAGATGCTGTCAGTAGCGACGCCACCACAATCAGTAATCATGGCGGTTGGATCCGCTGCCAAGGATCCGTTATGCGCGCCCTGCCCTGCACAGAGACGGCGATGGACGGTATCAGCGCTCGCTTGATTGTCGCTGACGAAGTAGCCAGAATGGAAAAGGGCTTCGGCAGAGTGGTTACAGGACTATCGAAAGATCCTGCTAGCCAGATGCTCTGTATATCGACGCCAGACGCTAGGCAGCGCACTAGGTCTATCTGGCCGTACTGGTCTGCGCTACAGGCGCACTACGTTCAGGGTTCGGAATGTCCAGCCGGATGGCGCGGGATGCTGTTCGGTCTGGACAGCGAAGACGACGCACTAGACCCAGATAATTGGATCAAGGCGCAGCCGTCTCTAGGCGTGACTGTGCAGGCGTCGAATATGAAGGCGTCGATAGAGGCGATGATGGGGACGCACGATCCAGAGCAAGTAGCCGAATGTGATATGCAGATCTTGGCGCGGCACAATGACCGTCTCAGCGGCGCGATGGATCTTTCGATCTTGGATAGGCAGATGTTGGAAGTAATCGACTGGGACTCTCTGCGTGGCGCCCCTGCCGTAATTGCAATCGACTTAGCGCGCGGGGCGCAGCTTGGCGACCATGCGAACCTATCTAGCCTCTGCTTAGCAGTATTCGACGTCAAAGCAGAGCGGTATAGATATAAACTGATTCACTGGTGGGCAGGACAGGACATTGTCGGCGATGAAAAGCGATGTCACCAGCCGCTAAGGCAATGGGTAGCCGAGGGACATTTACGCCAGATGTCTGGCGAAATACACGATATGCACGTTATCGAGGCGGCTGTACTGGATCTCAGCGCTACATATTCGGTCAGGCACGTAGGCGTGGATCCTTTGGCGCACCAAGAATCTGCGCTGATCGACTGGCGGCGTCGCGGCATCACCGTAACGGCAGTTGAGCAAGGCATACGCACTATGGGGCCTGCGTGGGCGTTGTGGACTGACGGTATACGCGGGCGAAGTATTACACATCAGAAGGATCCAGTACTTAGAGCGTGCCTAGGCGCGACCCGAACCATTCAAGATAACGCTGGCAATGTTCGACCAGTTAAGGGGCGCAGCTCTGGGAATATCGACGCCGTTATAGCGTCCTGCATGGCGGCGATGCTCTGCGAGCGGTTTAACGTTGCGCGCGTTTCCTCTTATGAGACGCCCGGCGGCGTAGTAATCTGACCCCTCACTATTGCATATTCAATAGTAAAATAAATTTTCGCAATTTACTTGACAAGTTTTGTGGGGTAATAGTTTGCGGGCGTGAGTGTATTTTCACGTCTGACAGGATGGTTTGGAAACAATAGCGCTACGTCATCATATTTGACGGATATTGGCGGTACTTTCTCAGCGACTACAGACGCTAGAAACAATATCCCCGCCGTACTTCGTGCCATCAATCTGCTAGGTACTGACATCGGAAGAATGGGTATCGAGTGCTGTCGCGCCGATGGCAGTTATGTCGAATGCCCTGCCAGCACGCTGCTGACTGGGGAAGCGAACACTTACCAATCTGGACACGCTTGGCGCGCTTGGATGGTGGCTAGTGCCATAACCAATGGCTGCGGCTATTCGTTTATTCAGCGCGACAATCGCGGCGACGCCATCGCACTATGGCCGCTGTTGCCTGGGCGTATAGCGGTTATATGGTTTGGATTCGAGCCACGATTTTTAATGGATGGGCAACAGATCGACCCATTCAACATAGTTCAGCTCATGGCTGGGACTGGCTCGATGCAGAATCCCTACAGCTGCGTGAGTCCACTAGTTCGCTGTGCGTCTGCGCTGTCGCTGTCCATCCTGCAAGAGCGAGTAGCGACGTCACTTGCTGAGTCTGGCCGCGTTGGGAAGATCTCGATTACGCATCCCGGCACGCTCTCGACTACGGCGAAGCTCGATTTAATCAGCGGGTATATCAGTAAACACATTACGCCAGAGGGCGCAACACGTCCGCTCGTCCTCGATGAAGGCGTACGAGTCGAGCGCGTGGGCGATGGTGCATTACCCGGCTTGTTGGAAGATCGAAAATTCCAAATCATGGAAATATCGCGGGCGCTTGGAATACCGCCGCAGATGCTTTATCAATCTGATGCCGGCGCGCTCAGCTCACAGATTGAAATGCAGCGTCAGTATGTCGAAGGCACAGTAGCGGGATGGGCTGACCGCTTTGCTACTTCGCTGAGCAGCAAAATTTTACCGCAAGGCGTCAAACTTAAATTTGAAGTAGCGGACTTGATGCGCGGCAATATGCGCGACATCGCCGCATCGCTGAAGGATCTAGCGACTACAGGCGCGTTAACGCTGAACGACGCGCGCGAAATGTTGGGCTTGGCGTATGTCGATGGTGGAGAGCAACAGCTCACCCCAGCAGCTTCCGCTTCCACAGCGCCAAGTCCAGCCAATCCACCAACAGGAGATATCGAATGATTGAATATCGAACCGTTGATATCGCTTTAGAACCCGGCGACAAAGACTCAATGAAAGTAGGCGGCTATGCAGCGCGCTTTAATGTGCCATCGTTGCCCCTCATGATTCGCGGCCGTCAGATGCGCGAACAAATCGACCCTGCTGCATTCGACAACTCGCTGAATGATCCAGATATCTCGTTGTATTGGCAACATGACAGCAGCCAGCCGCTGGCCTCGACTCTCTCAGGTTCGCTCAATATGCGAACAGATGAAGAGGGCTTGATTTTCGATGCGTTGATCGCAGACACCACGCTAGGTAGGGACGCTATGACCCTGCTTCGCGGTGGGCTAGTGCGTCAGATGTCTTTTGGATTTACGGTTCGCGAAGACAAATTTGATGGCGATCTACGCACACTTCTCGACGTCGACCTAGCTGAAATTTCACTCGTTGAACGCGCTGCGTATCCGCAAACAAATGCAGATGCGCGCGCGCTCTCTCGTTCTCAGTCATTCATCACCAAGCGCACAGCGCTACGTCTCAAAAATTGGAAAGGCACACTATGAAACTCTCAGAAATGTATGAAAAGCGTAAGGCACTCAGCGGCGAAATCGACTTGCTGACAAACGGAACTACCAAACTCGACGCCACAAATGAAAGTCGCGCGGCGGCAATGCTTGACGAACTCGACAACATGGACAGCGAAATTCGTCGCGTTGGTCTGCGTGATCGTCTCGA